AAGATGAACTACATTACCGTCATACGTCTTCTCTACGCCCATCTCTTCCTCTAGTTCTACATCAATGTCCATCTCGTTGTCAACAACTTCCATCACATATGTGTGAACTAAATTACGTACAGTCTCATCTTGTTCCATGATAGGCACAGTGGCGCACATCATCTTACAGAAGTGCATTACTTGCCCGTAGCCTTCGTCGTCAAGTGGATTGTCAGGCTGTGAAATAATGGAGATGTCAATCTCTCCTGTCCATTCACCATCTTCCTTTACACTTGGTCTGATACGGATGATGAAGTCTTCATCTTCTAAACTCATGTGTTCTGACATATCTATCTCCTTTTCACTTTGGTTCCACTAAACTTGATAAACTTAGGATGCTTGTTCTTGCCCTTCTCCTTCAGCCAATCCTCTGGTATGATGCGGTCATAGTATCTAAACCCATACTTGATGCACCACTCAGCGTAGGTAGACTTGGCACCCTTACGTAGCTTTCGTCTGCTGTTCTCAAACACAAACCGTATATCTAATTTAGGATGCTGCTTCTTGATTGCAAGATGCTTGCGTCTATCTGCTGCTGTAAACATACCCTTTGTCTCAATGATGATACCGTTATCCAGCACGAAGTCTGGAGTATAGGTGCGGTATGCAAGGTCTTCCCATTCAATCTTGTACTTTTCATACTCATACTTTATCTTTAGTTCGTCAAGATAGATAGATACCTTGTGTTCCAGACCACTCCTATATCCATACTTCCGTGCCGCACGGAATTGCTTTGCGTTAGGCATTACATTGCCCGTCCCTTGAAGAAGTCCTTGTCCTTATACTCGTCAGCAAGTGACACGTATGAGACAGTCTTAGGTTGCTTGGCTTGTGATGCAACGGCAGGTAGTTCCTGCAGTCCGGGCCAGCATGTGAACTTGTAACGACAGAAGCCACACTCAGTACCCAACACGGTGTTGCCTGTAGGCTTACCACGGAATGTCTCAGGAACTGCCTCAAAGCAACGCTCAAACCTGTTCTCTTCCATAGTATCGGCTGTGTCTTTAATCTTGCCAACTTCTGCATCAACGTCAATGCCTGTAGCCGGTACATATTTAAAGTCGCCGTTTGCCTTGTTAACTACCCACCATCCACCAGCACGTTTGCCCGATGCTTTGGCGTAACCAGCAAGCTGTGCTACATACCCGAAAGCATCACCCTGTCTAAGAGTGTCAAAGGATTCAAACTTGTTAGTGTACGACCAATTAGATGCTGACTTAATATCATCAACAGCACCGTCAATAACAATATCATAGGTGCCAGTGATGGATGTATCGTCATCAAGCTGTAGAGTAACCTTTTCATCGTCTTCATACTGTACTCCTGCTTCTTTGAGAAGACCCTTGAAGACTGCCTCTACGATATCTCCAAGCATCATGTTCATTACGAATGTTGTTGGAAAGGGTAACGCTTTCTCCGGTTCGTTCTTCTCAAACCAAAGCTGACAAGTTGGTCTACCCACGTTTGACATACGCAGACCAAACTTATCTCGCTTGTTACCCCCACCAAACTGGCGTTGAAGTGCGTTCATTACATCTTGGCCTACCTGTTTAATGGTATCCTCTGACATTGAGGACTTACCCTTAACAGCGTTCTCCATGTACTGATGCACAGCCAGTTCAGCAGGGTGGTTCATTACGCTACCTCTTCAACTTCGATGTCAACGATGCCGTCAACGATAACCTCATCATCCTCGTCATCATGGGAGTTAGCTTTCTCTGCCCATGCATTGATGATGTACTCGTTGTAGTTGTTGACCCACTGCATGAAGTCACCAAACATGCCCTGCTCTTTGTCTGTAAGGTCAAGGGTCTTGGTTACGTCAAGAGACACGATTGGCAGGTAGAAGACTGCACCAGTAGGAATCTTACGCTCCTCTGTATTCGCAGTAATCATGTGCTGCACAGGCAGTCGCTTCATCTTAGCGAGTTGAGTAAAGGCACCACCCACGTTCTTGAACGCATCACGGTTCTCTACTTCCCAGATGAATGCAGTCTCATCTACGTCCACAGGATTGCCTGATGCGTCTGTGGCATTGACCAGTTCGACAGTGCCAAGCACAACACGAACACGCTTAATCTGCTTGATGAGTTCCTGTGTCTTCTCAGGCAGAGCCTTGAAGTCTTGGATGTAGCCAGCAGGTTTACCACAGTTGAACCCACCATCATTGTCCTTGAGGTCAATGTTCAGGTTGTCAGCCATGACAGTCTTGACATAGCGGTTAGGACTATCGCCCATGCCACGGACAAAACGCTTGTACATAAAGCGTTGCAGATACGGACGAATCTTCACCGACTCTGCATAGTAGGTAGGTCCGTCCGGTACTTCTAGCTTGTACGTACCACCGCTGACCACTTCCATGTTCACGTTCTTGCCATTTACTTCTGCCTCACCCATGACAGGTGAGTGATTGATGCGTAGTCGGGCAAGGGTACTAGCTTGCTTACGCTCACTAGATGTCTCGTTGGCAATGCCCATTGCCTTTGCCATTGCGGCGTAATTGTTAGTGTCAATAGTTGTTAGTTCCATGTGTTTTATACTCCTTCTTTCGAGTTAGAATCCATAGTTATATCACGACACATCGTATGTGTCAAGCCAGTTGGGGCCAATTTTTGCCTCTAGTTCCAGAGGAACATTGAATACCAACCCCCAACGTAAGGTAATCAAGTCAGGCAATACTCTGTTAGTCTCTTCTATTATGTTGATAACTCTCCTTTCTTCGTCTGGATGAATGTCGATGACGATTGAGTCATGCACAGTGTTTACCACACATGATTGCATGCCGTCAAGTAGTTTATCAATGTGCAGCAGGGCCAAAGGCACAATGTCTGCGGTAGCAAACGACTGCACAGGGTAGTTCTTTATCTGTGTGAAATTGCTGACCCTGCCACGACTGTTGCGTCGTACATCAGGGAAGGCAAACTCACGGCCAGATGGCGTAGTAATCTTGCCCGTGGCTATAGCTTCTTTAGCCAGTCGGGAGTGCCAATCGGCCACGCCTTGGTATTTCTGCGTGAAGTGTGTGTAGTATTCAGCTTCCGCTGGTGTTCTTCCAAAGCCAGTCGCTCCATATAACGGCGCGAATGTATGCGCTTTCGCAGTCTGTCTGTCCGTAGGCTGACCAGCATCGGTAATAACTTCAGCGGTGTATGAGTGTACATCAAATCCAGTAGACACTTCCTCAATTGCAACTCCATCCTGTGATAAGTATGCAGCGGCACGAAACTCAAGCTGTGCAAAGTCAGCTTCCATAATCTTACCGCCGTTAAACCGTGACACAAATACCTTCTTCACGGGGAAGGTGCCACCACGTGGCATGTTCTGCATGTTAGGGTCACGACCACTGAACCTTCCGGTAGCGGTCATGTGCTGTGTAAGACGGACATGCAGCTTGCCGTCTTGCTTGGTGTGCATACGAATGCCATCAACAAAGGATGATAGGTAGGTATCCACAGCAGATAGCCTACGTACCTTGGACAAGAAGTCTACTGCATCGTCCATACCCTTGGCTCGTGCGGCACCCTCAAGTGTCTCAAGGTTCTGCTTGCTTGTGCTGAAGCCGTTAGCACTTGCCCACTTGGCAGAGGGTGGCTTGAACTTCAGTCCAGCCAATTCTTTACCAGCCACAAGATGATAACCAGCCCCACCACATGATGTACATTTATTAGTACGGGCAAATGGTGTTCCATCCTTCTTTACCTTTCTTACTTGGCCGGAGCCATTGCACTCACGGCACTGTGTTGCTTTGGTCTTGTACAGACGCTCTGTACCACCAGCAATGAGACTGCGGAAGTCAGGCTCAGACATGTATGGGTCAATAGCGTTGCCCCAGTACTGCTTGTCCAATACCTTGCGTCCATACACAACCCATGACAATTGCTCTGGGCTGTTCAGGTTGATAGGTGTGTCACCCATCAGAGTACGAACATGCTTCTGTAGACTGTCAATAAGTTGACGCTTCTCCTGTTCAAACTCTTGACGCACCTCATCTAGCTTGGCGATATCCACACTGAAGCCACGTTGATAGATACGTGAAAGGCACACAGCAACTTCATTAGTCAGGTCAACAGTACCACGCAAGCCGCTGTCTTCCTTACTATTAAGGCGAAGCATTAGCTTGTCAGATAGTTGCTGCGTAGCGTGTAAGTCAGCCGATAGGTACATAGTCAATTCTTCCCAAGGTATGTCACGTGTGCTATATCCCTTGGCGAAGTACTCCTTGAGTGTGTCCTGCTTCTTAGTGTCCAACTCGTAACGCTCTGCACATGCCTCAAGAGACAGTGGCTCCTTCTGTCCACGCTGCATGACGTACTCTGCCAGCATCGTATCAAACACAGGGCCATCATACTTGAAGCCTGATTCCCACAGCCACAACAAGTCGTGTGCTGCGTTGTGCATGATGAGTATGGTAGCTTTGTCTAGGTACTCTTGCACCATAGTATGTCCATAAGCATCTGCTGGTACATCACTGTGGTCAAAGGTGGCGATACACTCTTCACCCGTGTCACTCAGCATTCCCACCATAGTCAGTGAGTTGTCAGGCTCAAACGGGTCAAGGTGTGTCTTACCATCACGCTTGGTGACAGTATTCTCTACATCAAGTGTTAGCTTCATCCTTCGTACCTCGCTGTCTGATAGTTGAGTTCACAGTTTACCATACCATGCCAGCCATTCAACTTGTTCTTTACGATGTTGATGTGGCGTAGCGGACTGTCTTCTTCCTGACCCTCGACTGTTGGCGACTTACCAATCAGTATCATCAGGTCAGCTTCCGCAGCCTTGCCGGTGCGGCTACCTTCCATCATGCTCTGGTTCAACTGTGCGCGGCCCTCTGCCTCTGCCGATAGCTGAGACATGTAGAACACAGCACAGTCATAGGTCTTGGCAATCTGCCGTGCATAGATTGCACATGCCTTGAGTGCTTCGTCCTGTCGTGCAAAGGAACCCTGCACACCGAACTTGTCACCCATGTCAAGAACGAGTATGTCAGGCTTGTACGACTTGCATACGGACTCAACCCATGCCATGTCACGACCACCCG